GGAACGAGGTACTCGACCTGCACACCTGTTAAGAATGATGGAGGCGTGCGATGCGTGAAAAATATATTGAACAGAAATTAGTGAGAGAGGTTAAAAAGCGTGGTGGCTTGTGTGAAAAGTGGAATTCCGGCTCATCGGGCTGGCCCGACCGACTTGTTTTATTACCTGATGGGAAATTTGGGGTGGTGGAAGTGAAGGCGCCGGGAAAGAAGCCAAGAGTTTTACAGGAGCACAGGCATGACCAGTTAAGGTCTCTTGGATATAAAGTATTCGTTCTGGATGATGCAGGACAGATTGGAGGGATTCTTGATGGAATACAAACCGCATGATTATCAGCAGTTTGCAATCAATTATATATTAGAACACCCGATAGCAGCTGTGATACTTGGGATGGGACTTGGTAAGACCAGTATTACGTTGACAGCTATTGAACAGCTTATTTATGACAGCTTTGAAGTAAGTAAGGTTTTGGTGGTGGCGCCACTTCGAGTTGCAAGAAATACCTGGAGTGATGAGATTCATAAGTGGAATCATCTGAAACACCTGAGATATTCCATTGTTCTTGGTTCAGCAGCAGAGCGGAAAAAGGCTTTGGAGGCGGATGCAGATATTTACATTATTAACCGTGAAAATCTGCAGTGGTTGATTGAACAAAGTGGAGTGAATTTTTTCTGGGATATGGTAGTTCTGGATGAGCTATCCAGCTTTAAGAATTGGAACTGTAAACGCTTTAAGGCATTTATGAAGGTTCGGCCAAAGGTGAAAAGGGTAATCGGGCTCACTGGTACACCTTCCAGCAATGGACTGATGGATCTGTTTGCAGAATTCAAATGTCTGGATATGGGAGAAAGACTTGGAAGATTTATCAGCCAGTATCGTGTGAATTATTTTGTACCGGACAGGATGAATGGTCCGATTGTTTATTCTTATAAGCTAAGAAATGGAGCTGAGGAACAGATTTATGAGAAGATTTCCGATATCACGATTTCTATGAAAGCCTTGGATCATTTACAGATGCCGGAGCTTATCAGTAATGAATATCCGGTTTATATGAATGATGAGGAAGCGAAGCTTTATGCGGACATGGAAGAGGATTTATTTATTCCCTTGAAAAAGGGAGAGATTACAGCAGCAAATGCAGCGGCTCTTTCCGGGAAGCTTCTTCAGATGGCAAATGGCGCTGTGTATTCCGATGATGGCGATGAGATTGTAATCCACGATCAGAAGCTGGATGCCCTTGAGGATATGATTGAAGCGGCAAATGGCAGATCTGTTATGGTGGCTTACTGGTTCAAACATGATTTATCAAGGATTATGCGAAGACTTACTGAGAAAAAGATTCCTTTTGAAAAACTGGATTCTGAGGAGAGCATCAGAAAATGGAATCGTGGGGAGCTGCAGGTGGCGTTAATACATCCAGCTTCTGCCGGGCATGGTTTGAATCTGCAATCAGGTGGAAATATGCTGATTTGGTTTGGACTTACCTGGAGTCTGGAACTATATCAACAGACGGTGGCGAGACTTTGGAGACAGGGACAGACTGCGGAGACGGTGGTAGTTCAGCATATCATTACTGCGGGCACAATAGATGAGGATGTTATGAAGGCTTTAGCAAATAAGGATATGACACAAAATAGATTGATTGCTGCAGTAAAAGCGAGGGTAACACATGGCAGGTAAGAACCAATTTGAAGACCCATATGAAAGAATTGCGAATGCGATTATCCTTAGTGCGGTTGCTGATTACAGAGCCGCACTCAAAAAGGTAAAGCGTAATCCCAAAAGCAAGTCGGCAATAGATGAAGCGTTACAGATTGAGAAGTTTTTCAGAAGTTCGTGGTATCAACAGCTGACTTCGATAGATGGAGAATTCTTAATCCGTAAGCTTCAGGACGAAATAAGACAATCAGAGTAAATCCGAGGGAAATAACTTTTTGGAGGTGGCTTATGACGGCTAAAGAGTATTTGAAACAGGCATATCTGTTGGATAAGCAGATACAGGTTGAAGTGAAGGAGCTGGAACAGCTTCGTGAAATGAGAGGCACGATTCAGGGATGTTCTTATGGAGAAAAGATTGGTACCAATCCGAATAGAAATCTGGAAGCGCCGTTTATAAAGACCATTGAAAAGATATGGGATTATGAGCAGGGGATTGATGCACAGATAAACAGATTGGTAGACCTTCGTTCAGAAATCAATGCGGCGATTGAAAGTATGGAGAACCCAGAGGAAAGACTTCTTTTGAAATATCGTTACCTGAAAAACGAGAGCTGGGAAGATATTTCCTACGAGCTTAATGTATCATACAGAACCGTGCATCGTATTCATGCATCGGCACTAAACAATTTCATTGTACCAGAATAAGGTTGGCACACTTTGTCCCAACATGGCATAAGCATATATGTTATTATAATAGTGTCGAAAGTGTACGACGAAAGCAGAGCCTTGGAAGCCAAAAACTTCCGGGGCTTTTGTTATGAAAGAGGTGGATGCATTGCCATATAGAAGTAACATACCGTGTAAACATCCTGGCTGTGCAGCACTGATTCCGCACGGTCAGATGTATTGTGAGGAACATAAGCCTTTACATACAAAGGACAGAGCTCATGCAGCAGAGCGTAGCTATGGTGCCAAGTGGCAGCGTGAGAGAAGGAAGTTCTTAGAGAGCAATCCATTCTGTGTGAAGTGTTATGAAGAAGGTCATATCACTATAGCTACAGTCGTGGATCATATCGTTCCGCATCGTGGAGACCAGAAACTCTTCTGGGATCGTGGGAACTGGCAGCCTTTATGTGAGCATCATCATAATGTAAAGACAATGACGGAAGATAGATATGTGGAATACAAGTTTTGAGAGTGAGGGTAGGGGGTATTTGAATCTCTACAGCCCTTAGGCTCCAAGACCGGCGCCCCCTCTTCTGTGCAAAATCGCGAAATGGAAGAGGGGGGTATCGTAGAATTGCAGTAACTGAAATGGAAACTAAATGAATAAAATGATATAAAATGGTAACTATAATATTGACTTTAATTCGTGTGTGACATATAATAAGCATGAGGTAGAATGACTTTTGTTGATTGGAGGAAGTTAATATGTTTGATGTGAATTCCATGATAGCTGCAAATATTGTAGCAATTCTTAAAAAACAGAATAGAAAACAAATAGATTTGGCAGGGGCATTGCAGACAAATAAACAGACAATAAGTAAGATGCTTAATGGTTCAAGAATGATTAATGCGATAGAACTGAAGCGTATCGCAGAGTTCCTGGGTGTTAAGATGGAAGAACTTACCAAGCTTCAGGGAGATTCTGTTGATACAGATATTGTTCATGCGTTCATGGGAAAAGTTGAATCAGAGGAAGCTAAAGAAGCACTTAATATTGCTGATAAGCTTTCAAACATGATTCTTTTCCATAGTCGAGTTAGAGATAATGGTATGGCTATGATGAAACCTTGGGAGGCATAATGGGAGATACTTTTTTTGAAAACTTGTTTTATAAGCAAGAGAAGCAATTTGAAAAAATAAATGATTTATCAAAGGCTTTTGCTGTAAATTACTGTGGAAATACCATTATTAGAGAATCTATTTTTGGCATAGTTTCAAATTATGCACGTAAGAGGGAACTGGCTCTTGAAGTGCTTCGTTATCCATTTAGGGATGATGAATTATGGGCGTTTACCTTTGTGAAGAAGGGTACGATTTTCTTGTGTGTGAATACAGAACTGCCAATGTGTAAGCAGATTTTTGCAACGGCACATGAGTTATATCATATTCATTGCTATGCAGAGGATATTAATACCAGCACTATTACATCAGGTTCTTTATTGGATTCAAAAACGGTTGATGAAGTAGCAGCTACGCAGGAAGATCTTGAAGCAAATGCTTTTGCAGGGTTGCTTTTGATGCCGGATGCCAGTGTGATAGAACAGTTTAAGATGTTTGGAATCTCAAAAGAGAATATGGGGATTGATGATGTGCTGATTCTTATGGATTTGTTTGCGCTTCCTTACAAAGCAGTTGTATTGCGCTTAGTAGAGAGCGGTGTGATTACAGAAGAGAAGGCCAGAAATCTTTATCAAGAAAAAAGTGAAAGCATTGCAATCAGAATTGAATTGACTGGAAAAGCAGAACAGTGGCAGCAGAATAGTGGAAGTTTACTCCGCTATGGAAGTTTGTTGGATAATCTGGCTTTTAACTCTGAACACGAATTACTTGTGGATAGTAGAGAGGAATCTGATAGGGCATACTTGGAAAAAATCAGAAAGGAATTTCGGAATCGAAAATAAGGTGAGTATATGGCAAATGAAAAATATGCCTTGCTGGATACTGACTTTATATCCAAGATGCATTTGATACGCAAGGATGATCATAATAAATTAATAGACAAAATTATGGCAATGCCAGGTTATTGCTTTTATTGTCATAAACAGATTCAAGTAGAAATCATGCGTCACAATATAGCTGGGGCACCAGAATGGTTTCAGTCGAAAATTGAATCAAAATCAATATGTATGTATGACGATGAAATGATACTGGATGAATTATCAGGAGTCTATGGTGAATGGGCTATCAGCGCATATGCAGGAATGCTTAAAACTGCGTGCGATGCATATAAAGATGGATATTTTGAAGAGAAGTTTGTTCTTGTGTCTCAAATGGACTGCCGCAGTATAAGTAGAGAAGATTTTTTGAAGCAACTGCAAGATGATTGTGACACTATCGGCGAGGGACAAAATCTCGGAGAACTGAAGTCATATGTCTTATTGCAAGTGCTGAATTTGAAGTTCGGTGAACAAATCTATGTCTTTTGTTCTGATGATAAAAATGCCAGAAATGGTGTAATCAGTATAGGCGGAGCTAGATGTATTAGTGTATTGTCATCGTTTGTAAGGCTGAAAAAAGAAATTAGCTTTACGAAAGAGGATGCTATGCCATACATCGATTCTTATATGAATACTTGTTTAGGAAAAGATCAAACAGCATTCAGGGTTCAAGATACTTCAAAAGAGAGGCGAATGTGCAGGATACCATGTGAGCAAGTATTTGAAGAGATATTTGATGGGAAAATAGATGAGTTAATAACTGGAAATTTAAAATACATATAGATATTCATCATGAGGATCGTGTAGAAATACATGGTCCTTTTATTTACACGAGTAGTAAGGAAAATGCCATGCTTGCATGAGCATTTGACGAGCACCGCGATAACCCAAGAAATTGATTTCTTGGGTGTGCAGAAAATTAAGGAAGGAGGGGATTCCAGTGGCAGGAAGAAAGCCAAAGCCTACAGCGGTTAAGAAGCTGGAGGGTAATCCAGGTAAAAGAAAACTGAATACGAAAGAGCCAGTTCCGGCAAAGGGAATGCCTGACTGTCCGGAATGGTTATTACCTGAGGCTAAGAAAGAGTGGGAACGTTTAGCTGATTTGATGAATCAGATGGGGGTTCTTACAGAAGTGGACATGGCCGCATTTGCTGCATATTGTCAGTCTTATGCCAGATGGAAGGAAGCTCAGGAGCATATTGATTCTGGGGGTTCGACTTTTGAAACGGATAAAGGATATCAGCAGCAGACACCTTGGGTTGGTATTGCAAATACAAATCAGAAGTTAATGCTACAGGCGGCATCCGAGTTTGGGCTTACGCCTTCATCCAGGTCACGTATTGTGGCTGGTAGTGCAAAGGGTAAGGAGCCGGAGGATGAGATGGAGGCATTGCTTGGGGGTGATTCTTAATGGCAAAGGAACCTAGACCAAAGGGATATCCGAAGCTTAAGAATTATAAGCCTTCTCAGTTCATGCTTCCGACTTCACATTATGATAAGAAGAAAGCAGACAGGGCAGTGACCTTTATTGAGAATCTTTGTCACACCAAAGGTAAATGGGCAGGAACACCATTCTGGTTATTGCCGTGGCAGGAGCAATTGATAAGAGATATATTCGGGATTGTAAAACCTGATGGGAACAGGCAGTTCCGCACTGCATTTGTGGAGATATGTAAGAAAGTAGGTAAGAGCGAATTAGCAGCAGCTGTCGCTCTTTATTTATTGTATGCGGACAATGAGCCTTCCGCAGAAGTGTATGGTGCAGCGGCTGACAGACAGCAGGCATCCATCGTATTTGATGTGGCAAAACAGATGGTAGAGATGTCACCGGCTCTGATGAAAAGAAGTAAGCTTATGGGAGCTACCAAGCGTATTGTGAATTACAGCAATGCCGGTTACTATCAAGTGCTGTCAGCGGAGGTTGGTGGTAAACATGGATTTTCGGTAAGCGGTTTGGTATTCGATGAAATTCATACCCAGCCAAACAGGCAGCTGTATGATGTTCTTACCAAGGGCTCATCGGATGCGAGACAAAATCCGCTTCATTTCATAATCACAACTGCTGGTAATGATAGACATTCCATTGCATATGAGCTTCATACCAAAGCAGTGGATATCTTAGAAGGCAGACGTGTGGACCCGACTTTTTATCCTTTGGTTTACGGACTTAAGGATGATGAGGACTGGGAGGATGAGGCAAACTGGTACAAAGTAAATCCTTCACTGGGATATACCGTTGATATTGAAAGACTTCGGGATGCGTACAGGGAAGCAAAGCAGAACCCGGCTGATGAAATCACATTCAAATGGCTTCGATGCAATATGTGGGTCAGTTCGACCGTTGCATGGATTCCTGATGCGATTTATATGAGAGGCAATGAGCCGATTGATATGGACGCACTTGCTGGTAGAGATTGCTATGCGGGCCTGGACTTATCTAGTACCGGAGATATTACGGCACTGGTACTGATATTTCCACCAAGGGATGAAGAGGAAAAGTATGTACTTTTGCCATATTTTTGGATTCCGGAGGAAACCATTCCGAGAAGAGTGAAAGCCAATTCAGTTCCCTATGATATTTGGGAAAAACAAGGCTATATTATGTCTACAGAGGGAAACGTGATTCATTACGATTTTATTGAAAAGTTCATCATGTACCTATCAGAGAAATATCACATTTTGGAAATAGCGGTGGATAGATGGAATGCGACTCAGATGATTCAAAATTTGGAGGGCGAAGGTTTTACCATTGTTCCTTTTGGTCAGGGATTTTCTTCAATGTCAGCTCCGACGAAAGAATTCTATCGCTTACTGATGGAGGGAAGAATTATTCACGGTGGGAATCCAGTGCTTAGATGGATGGCAGGTAACGTTGTTATTGACACAGATCCTGCTGGCAATATTAAAGTAACCAAAGCTAAATCTAAGGAGAAGATAGATGGCATTGTTGCCGCAATTATGGCGCTTGATAGATGTATACGTCAGGAAGGGCAGAGTGGCAGCGTTTACGATGAGAGAGGATTGTTGGTATTTTAAGGAGGGTGTATGGGATTTTTCAGTAATTTATTTCGGGGGAGGGATGCTCCTTCTAACAGTACAGCTGGAAGTGGGTATGGATTTTTTATGGGGAGCACGGCTTCCGGGAAGAGAGTGAACGCAAGGAGTGCCATGCAGATGACCGCGGTGTATTCCTGTGTGAGGATTCTTTCGGAGGCGGTGGCGGGTCTGCCATTGCAGTTTTACAGGTATAACGATAATGGCGGTAAGGAAAAGGCGGTGGATCATCCGCTCTATTTTCTGCTGCATGATGAGCCGAATCCGGAGATGACTTCTTTTGTATTCCGGGAGACTCTGATGACGCATCTGCTTTTGTGGGGGAATGCGTATAGTCAGATCATCCGGAATGGAAAGGGTGAAATTGTGGCTCTTTATCCGCTGATGCCTGACAGGATGACGGTGGACAGGGATGAGCATGGCAGGCTTTATTATGAGTATCTGGTTTATGACGGGGATGATGTGGACGGAAGAACCGGGACAGATCCGAAAGCGAATGGGAAGATCGTGCGTCTGCATCCGGCGGATGTGCTGCATATTCCGGGGCTTGGGTTTGACGGGCTGGT